ATGGTCATTGAGTGGTAAAGTCATATCAGAAGATATGGACGCAGCCAAAGTAATCTTCAAGGACAAAATCCGTGAAGTTCGTGCGCCTCTGCTTGACGCAGAAGACGTGGTGTACATGAAAGCACTAGAGACTGATGATGCAGATGCAAAGACTGCTTCTGTAAATAAGAAAAAGGCTCTTCGTGATGCCCCAGCAGCATCTGCAATTACTAACGCAGATACAATCGCAAAGCTAAAAGCAGCTTGGGATACAAGTGTACTTGGTGATAGCCCTTACGCATAAGTGTAGGGGTCATCCCTTTTTGGAGTAGATAGATGGCACTGACCAAAACACAAGCAGACGGTATTAACCTTGCAGATACATTTGCATTTACTGGCACTGTATCTGGTGCGGGTGATGTAACTACAAGCACTGCTATAACCAAAGGTTCTGCTAGCATTAACGTGCTTAATGGGTTGAACAAAGCATGGTGGCATTTAGACAGCAACAACGGTGTTATTGATGATAGCTATAATGTTAGTTCATTTGCGGATGATACAGGCTATTCTCAAGTTAACCTTACAAACACTATGGAAAGCAACAAGTGGACTTGTGTTTTAACAAGTGATGAACTTGAAGCTGTAATGTCTATCTTTGGCGGTTTTGAAACAACTACAGCTTGCTTGTATCGCTCATACTACCCAAGAATAACATCTCATGCTGAACCAGATGATGTGTCTGGCATCCTAACAGGAGATTTAGCGTAATGCCCTACATAGGTAAATCCCCAGCAGTAGGTTTTCGCAATCGCTTTGTCTACCAAGCCACTGCGGGGCAAACCTCTTTTAGCGGCAGCGATGTTGACAGTAAAGTCTTGACGTATCAAGACAGCTTGTACATGGATGTGTACCAGAACGGTGTTTTGCTTAAACCAGGGACGGACTATACCGCTACAACAGGTACAACAGTAGTCTTGGTCACAGGAGCAAGCCTCAATGACGTAGTTGAGATGGTCATCTATGACACCTTTTCTGTTGCTAATTCGTACACCAAGACTGAATCAGACACACGCTACCCATTCAAGGGCAACAACAGCATCATCCGTTTGAATGGTCAGACCATCAGCGCAGACATTACGATTGATGCAGATGAGAACGGTGTTTCGGCTGGCCCTATAACACAGTCTGCTACTGTGACTGTTAACGGGTATTGGAGTATCGTATGACCAGTATACTTAATGTAGATGAGATTGCGGCAAAGAATGGTACGTCACCTGTTACGTTGATTAAGCAGAGTGCGGCTAAGGCTTGGGCTGACATTGATATGACAGGCACGGCTTCTTTAGATAACTCTAGCAACGGAAGCGGCATCACAGATAATGGAACAGGTGATGTGACTTTATCTTTTACCGCATCCCTATCAAATGCTAACTACGCTTGCTCTGGTATGACAACAGCTAATGCGTCTTTTGATGATGAAGGTTTGGTTCATTTAAATTACACAGGTGGTCGTGCGGCTGGTAGCTGTAGATTTGGCGTAACTGATGTGCATAATGCGGCTGATGTGTATGATTACGACCCTGTTATGGTAGTTATTCACGGAGACTTAGCATAATGGCTAGTATTCTAAAAGTAGATGACCTAAGAGGTAACACAGCGGCTGGCAATGTGACGATTACTGCTGAAAACAATAGTAATACTTTTTCTTTGCAAAAGAGTGTAGCAAAAGTTACAGGAAACTTACAAAGTGATGCCAGTAGCAATGCGGCAGTTTCTTTAAACATATCTAGCGTTGCTGATGGTGGTACTGGATTGAATACTGTTACAGTTACTAACGCTTTTTCTGCGGCTTTGGCGGTTGCAGCTTTAATCAGCAATCACGATAGTTCTTATAATCGTGCAGGTACTGTTGATAATACAAGCGCATCCGCTTTTATAACTAGAATGTACACTGCTAGTGGCGGTGCTTTGTCCGACAGTGATGCGGCACATTCAATAGCATTTTTCGGAGACCTAGCGTAATGGCAAGCGAACTGAGAGTAAACACCCTGAAGGATGCCAGCGGGAACAACAGCATTGCTACTAGCTTTGTTGCAGGGGGAAGTGCGAAGGTCTGGATAGATAAACCTCAAAATGGTGCATCAATAAACGATAGTTTTAATGTTTCTACCCTAGACGATGACGGTACTGGAGACTTTGGGTTAAATTACACTAGCAGTTTTTCATCTGCAAACTATGCTGTTTCAGGTATGGCAGACGATGGTAGCGCAAGTGCCAGTTCTCTTAACATTGATACCACTGAAGGTACAAATGCTTCTGGTTCAATAGACTTAGAAATTTATTATGTAAGTTCCTCAGCGAACAGGACGAATCACGATGAAAGAGGATACGTTACAATTCACGGAGACCTAGCATGAGTAAAGCAGCAGAACTAGCCGCACTGATAGGTTCACAAACAAGCCTATCAAACAGGAATCTAATTATCAATGGTGCGATGCAGGTTGACCAGAGAAATGCTACGACAACTGCAAATGGTTATACAGTAGATAGATTTCTTATTGTAAAATCTAATTTTGACGAATTGGTTATAGCTGTAACACAAGATACAGATAATCCCTCTGGTAATGGATTTTCAAATTCTTTAAAGGTTGCAGTGACAACAGCAGAAAGCGCACAAGCCTCAGATGAAGTTATGTATCTTGAGACAAAATTAGAAGGACAAAATGTTCAGCAATTAGCTTACGGCACATCTAATGCAAAAAGCGTAACTTTATCTTTTTGGGTAAAATCTCCTGTAGCTGGAAAACACTCTATACTTTTTTATCAACCAACAGGCCCTCGTAGTAACTTGCAAAGTTATACGGTATCGTCAGCAAACACATGGGAATATAAAACTATTACTATTGATGGAGATACATCAGGCAATATAGCGAATGACAATACAGAAGAATTTAATGTATTTTGGACTTTGTCTGCTGGTACAGATTTTACTGGCACTCCTCATACTGGTTGGGGGGCTTATAGTGGCACAGATGATTTTGCACACAGTGACTCTGTTAATATTGCCGCACAAACAGGAAACTTTTTTCTCACAGGCGTACAACTTGAGCTAGGCGAACAGGCCACACCGTTTGAACATCGTTCGTTTGGGGATGAGTTGGCTGGGTGTCAGAGGTATTATTGTCAAATTGTTGGCGGAGGTCAGGGTTCTGGCGCAAACAAAAATATAGCAAATGGTTCTTTTTACACCTCTAGTTATGTGCAGGGAATTTTGCAACTTCCTGTAACAATGAGAGCCAACCCATCTCTCGTTCACACAACTGGGTCAAATTATTATGGAATGATAGGTGGTTATGCGGTGCATACTTTTAATAATTTTATTCTAGATGCTTTTTCTCATAAAAACGCGGTTTCTATATATAATTCTGGAAGTGTAAGCGGAACACAGGGTGATGGTGGTTTTTTATATGGGAACAATGCTTCTGCGGCATTAGGATTTGATGCGGAGTTATAAACATGAAAATTACATCAGCACAATATAATAAAAGTATTATCAGTGATACCGCCTCTATTACAGCTACAATAGACGGTGAAGTAATTATTGTACCAAATAATGCCCTAGACAACCGCCACTACGCAGCCATCCTTGAGTGGGTAGCTGAAGGTAACACCATTCAGGATGCAGACTGATGTTTGGTTCTTACGCGATAGCTGAAAACAGTATCGCTACCGAAGGCATTTTGCTGTTTGGGACTGAGACCGTTGACGCAAATTTTACGCAAACAACCGCCGCTAACGCTACCTTTTCAGGGGTGTTAGAGTTAGAAGCGTTGTTTGTAAAAATAGCTGCCGCCGCTGGAACTCTTGTGGGTGAAGTGGATCTATCAAGTAATTTTACCCAAACTACAACGCAACAACTCATAGCTGTAGGCGTTGTGGAAGTAGATGCAAACTTTACTCAGACTACCGCGCCAAACTTTACAGCTTCTGGTGTTGCAGAAGTAGATGCAAACTTTACTCAAACCACCACTCAACAACTTATAGCCGTAGGCACTGCTAGTGTTGACGCTAACTTTACTCAAACCACCGCGCAACAATTAATTTCGTCAGGTGTTGCAGAACTGCAGGCAAACTTTACTCAATCTGCGATTGGCGGTTTATTGCTTAACGGAGCAATGACGTTAGATTCTCAGTTTGACTTGTCTACTTTAGGAGGGTTTTTATTAACTGGTTCACAAACAATGGACAGTCTATTTATTATAACAGCAAACGGTGATATACTTTGGGTACAGGTAGATGCAGGCGCAACAACTGAAAATTGGACACCCATAACACACACAGGTGATAGTTGGGTTCAAATTAATGCAGGCACATCGTCTGAAACATGGATAAATAAGGTGGCATAAATGGCAAGTACCTATACCTCAAACTCAGGCATACAAAAACCCGGTTCAGGTGAACAGGCGGGTGCTTGGGGCACAACTGTAAATACAAACTTTGATATCATTGACCGCATTGCTGGCGGGGTTGGCACCCTTACTTTATCGGGCACAACACATACACTAACAACCACTGACGGGCAGCTTTCAGACGGTCACAACAAAGTGTTGATTTTAAGTGGCTCTCCAAGCGGGACTAACACAATTACAATTAGCCCCAACGATCAAGACAAGTTGTATTTTGTACAAAACAATTCTGGGCAGCAGGTTGTTTTTACACAAGGTAGCGGTGGCAACGCCACTGTTAACAACGGCGACACTTCCATTATTTTTGCAAATGGAGCGGGTTCTGGCGCACAGGTGACAGATTTCACTAACACGCTTTCTGCACCAACCGACCTTGTAAACGACACCACCCCGCAATTAGGGGGTAACTTGGATGTTCAGACCCACAGTATCGTTTCTGTGTCTAATCAAGATATTAACATAACACCTAACGGAAGCGGAAAAGTTGTGCTGGACGGTCTAAGTTATCCTGTCGCTGATGGCACAAATGGTCAGTACCTTCAAACAGACGGCTCTGGCACTCTAAGCTTTTCTACTGTTCCGATTAGCGGCAGCACGTTTACATTAGGAGATTGGACAATTAGTGTTGTTAGTAACGAACTTGTGTTTAGTTACACGAGCGGTGGAACAACAACCAAGGTAGCTAAAATAGGAACGAACGGCGCAATTACCTCTGCAAACGATGTATCAGCATTTGGGACTGTGTAATTATGTCTCTTCCTAGCTCTGGTCAAATTAGCTTATCTCAGTTTAGAACTACTTTTGGTGGTACGGCTCCTGACAGTGTTTCGGAATACTACAGAGGCGGCGCAAATGTTGCAGACAACGCGGTAAACACAAGCATTCCCCAAAGCGGCACCGCAAGTTTCAGTGACTATTATGGGGGTGTTGGAACTGCCACAAGAAATTTACAAGTTAACATGGACTATGGTTTTAGTAACTCCGCTGTAGGTCTGACATCACAAAGCAGCACTGCGGCTCCTTCTTCGTTTAGCGTTAGCTCGAATTCTCTTTGTTATCAGCCTGTTTTTCATGCGGGGACAGGTTTTATTACTAGCGCAAGTATTACCGTACAACAAAATGAAGATGTTGCCGCTAACTCCGAACATGTTCTTTTGTATGGAGGCACAAGTTCCTCTACTGTAACTAATATAGTTGGAAGATGGGATGCGGGGTCAAGCGGAAGTCAAGGCGGTAGTAGAAGTTATTCTATCGGTTGGGACGCTGATGGTCTTATAAACGCCATAACGTATACAGGCGGTGTTTATAATATAGGTATCATTTCTTTTGTAACCGACAATGTTTCAGGCGCAAGAAGCTCTGGCTATACTTGGTATGGGTTTCGTTTAAAGAATCCATCCAGTTACGCAAAGGGTTCTGAGATTATGACAGGAACATTTTATAACTCTAACAGCTACACTCAGCCTGCGTAGGTATTAATATGCCGTTAACAAAGCTACAGTTTAAGCCCGGTATTAACAGAGAAGTCACTTCGTATTCTAACGAAGGCGGCTGGCGTGATTGTGACAAGATTAGGTTTCGCTTTGGGTTTCCTGAAAAGATGGGTGGCTGGGAGAAGTACACCACTAGCACTTATTTAGGCACAGCCCGTGCACTGCATAATTGGATAGCATTAGATGGTTCCAACTACTTGGGCATAGGCTCTCACCTAAAATACTACATTGAAGAGGGTGGCACTCTAAACGACATTACCCCCGTCCGCGCTACCACTTCCGCAGGTGATGTAACCTTTGCCGCAACAGATGGTTCTGCAACTATCACAGTGACAGATGTCAGTCACGGTGCAAACCAGTTTGACTTTGTGACTTTCTCAGGTGCAGTAAGTCTTGGCGGCGTAATTACTGCGGCGGTGCTTAACATTGAGTATCAGGTTGCTCGTATTGTTGATGCGAATACTTACGAAATTACCAGCGCGGTAGCCGCAAACTCTTCGGATACGGGCAATGGTGGCTCAAGTGTCGTTGGTGAATATCAAGTAAATGTGGGATTGAACACCACTGTTGGTGGTACAGGCTGGGGTGCAGGTCTTTACTATGGTGTGACCAACGGTGCTTTACAGACAACTGTAAACGAGGGTGGTACGCTGACCGCTGGGGACACAACAATTACCGTGACAAGCACCACGGGTATTGTAGCTAGTGACGTTGTATTAATTGGTAACGAGCTTATTCTAGTTGGTGGTATATCAAGCAATGACTTAACAAGTTGCACACGCGGGCACTCTGGCACTACGGCTACAACACATGCTGATGGCTCTGTTGTAAGACTAGCACTAGGCAACGCCGACCCTGCGAATGATTTTTCAGGTTGGGGCCAGGCAGCATCAGGTGGTTTGACAACCACGACACAGATACGTTTGTGGTCTCACGATAACTTTGGTGAGGACCTGCTTATTAATCCACGCGATGATGAAATTTATTATTGGGACAGAACCAACAACTTGTCCACTCGTGCTGTAAAGTTAAACACAATCACAGGCACAAAGCGAAGTGTCCCGACTTTGGCCAAGCAGATTCTTGTTTCTGACCGTGACCGCCACGTTATTGCATTTGGCTCTGATGGCTTAAATGCAAGTTCTAGCGCAACAGATGGAGACGGTATTCAAGACCCGTTGTTGATTCGTTTTTCTGACCAAGAAAACCCAACAGAATGGTTTCCCACCTCAGCAAATACGGCGGGTGACTTGCGTTTGGGCGCGGGCTCTACCTTTGTACAAGCAGTGGAAACAAAGCGTGAGATACTGGTTTGGACGGACACGGCTCTTACATCTATGCGGTTTATTGGCCCACCGTTTACCTTTGGTCTACAGCAACTGTCCAGCAACATCACAATTATGAGTCCAAACTCTGCTGTGTCCACCGAGGACTTTGTGTTCTGGATGGGTATTGATACGTTCTATGTATATGCTGGGCAAACACAAACACTGCCGTGTACGGTAAAGGACAAAGTTTTTTTAGACTTTAACATAAGCGAGAGAGAAAAAGTTGTTGCTGGTGTAAACACAGAGTTTAGCGAAGTAACTTGGTTCTACCCGTCCGCTAATGCAAGTGACAATAACCGTTATGTTACATACAATTATGGTGAAAAAGTATGGTACTTTGGCACGATTGAAAGAACTGCATGGCTGGATCGCGGTACTCGGACCTTCCCCATAGCAACGGGAGATGGGTTTATTTATAACCATGAACTTGGCTACGATGATGACGGCTCTGCTATGGATTCGTTTATCGAATCTGCCGCTATTGATATTGGAGACGGGGATAGGTTTACATATCTTCGTAAAGTTATTCCTGATTTAACTTTTGACGGGTCAACAAATTTAGCTTCTCCTCAAGCCACTTTTACTGTTAAGGCTCGTAACAACCCCGGTGCAGACTTTGATAGCACGCAATCTGGAACTACAAGCAGAACACAAACAACTCCTGTTGAAGAGTTTACAGAACAGTTAGATTTAAGAGTTCGTGGACGTTCCTTTGCACTTCGTGTAGAATCAAACGCACTAGGGTCTAAATGGAAGCTAGGTAGCCCTCGTGTGGACATTAGGCAAGATGGTAGAAGATAATGTCAAGTAATCAAGTTGCGCCACCAAGGCTCCCAGAACCGCAGGCCGAGTACTCGCAGCAGTACATGGCGGATTTGGTTCGTTCGTTACAAACTTTTATTGAACAGGAGCGTAATCCTGGTGAGATGCGGGGAACTAAATTAACGCTGACAGATTTGCCCACATCTGCCACTGGACTTGAGACAGGAGCGCTGTATAATGATAGTGGTACTGTAAAGGTGGCATAATGAACTTAAAAGATTTAATCAAGACTGCGGCGCCAGTTGCACTTAGCGCATTTGCCCCTGGTATTGGTCAGGCTTTGATGCCAGGCATGAATCCAATGTTGCAGAAGGCTCTTATTTCTGGCATTGGCAGTGTGGCTCTTGGCGGGAAACCAAAGGATGCCTTGCTTTCTGCCGCTCTTGGCGGAGGCTTGGGTTATCTTTCAGGAGGCGCTGGCGCAGCAGCTACACCCGAACAAAAGTTCGACTTGTCTGCATTTGGGGGAGCTACTGGTGACAAAGCTACCGAACAAATTATAAAAGACAAGGTGGGCAAGACAGTAGGCGGCGCTGGTTTTGGCGCACTTAAAGGAACCGCCCCTTTGGCAAAGGGAGATGGAACTATGTCTGGTGGTTTACTAAAGTCTTTAGGTATTGCTGGAGAAGATGAGGGTAACTTACTATTTAAGCTACTAAATAGCCAACTTGGGGAAGGTTTAGCTGCAGGGCTTGTAGCGCAATTACTAGCTGGTGACGAAGAAGATGAGGTCGCTCAAGGCTCATTCCAACGGCGTCCATTTGGGGCTGGGGGCCCAGGAGGCCAGCTAGGTGGGATTAACTACGCAGATGGTGGTGAGGCTTACTTCCCTCGCCGCAATGGCGGCATAGACCCATCTGAAGGTTCAGGCACAAAAGATGATGTTCCTGCGCTTTTGTTGGCTGGTGAGTTTGTTCACACTAGAGACGCTAATGAAGGTTTAGGTAAAATGATGGGCGCGAAAAACAAGGATGAAGCTGCAAGAATGGGCATTGAAGCTCAATACAAGCTCATGGATGCGTTTGAAAGGATGGCATAATGGCTACTCAAACTGTAGAACAGGTACAAAGACTTGCGCCCTATCTTGAGGGTCTTGAAAAGCGGTTGCTTGGCACTGCTTTTGGTCAGTTTAGTGGGGCTAATCAGACCTCTCCCGGTCTCTTAGACACACCTCTTAACTTGCCTCAGTATCAAGTGGCGGCTCTCGACCCGTTGCAACAGCAGGCCGCTCAACAGGCTCAACAGCAGTTTGGCATGTTTCAGCCTATGGTTCAAACGGCAGGACAGCTTGCTACATCTGGCATCGCACAGGGCTTGGGCATGCTTGACCCCGCTCAAGGTATTCAGTCTTACATGAACCCATACAAGCAAGAGGTGATTGACGAAATCAATCGTCAAGCCGCAATAGGTCAGCAGAAGCTTTCTTCACAAGCAGTTGGGTCTGGTGCATTTGGAGGCTCTCGTGCAGGCGTACAAAGGGCAGAGCAGGAAGGACGCAGGCTTGGTGAAATTGGTAAGTTCTTGTCATCTGGCTTTGACAAGGCCGTTGGAGCCTCTCAGAAGGCCGCTCAGTTGTTTGGTGGCTTAGGTCAGGCGGCTGGCACTATCGCTGATGTAGGGCGCTTACAGTCCGAACTAGGGCGTGCTGACATTGGCATGCTTTCTCAGCTTGGTCAGATTGGGCAACAACAGCAACAAGCGCAGCTTACTGCCCAGCGTCAGAACCAGCTTCAACAAACTATGGATCCATTTACTCGATTGGAGCTTGGTAGTCAGTTGCTTAAAGGCACCCCTTCAGGCAGTTTATCTTCCACATTTAAAAGTGTAACAGAGCCTGCATCTAATCCGTTTTTACAGGGCATTGGCGCATATACAGCGTTACAAGGCTCTGGTATGACATCCGCATAAGGAGCTTATTATGGCGGTTTCTGGAATAAAAGGCACTGGTATAGGGCAAGTGACTATCCCTAGCGCGGAAGACGTTGTTAGAGGTCAACAACAGGGAATCTTAGATATTCTAGGTTCTTACGCTGAAGGATTGGCGTCAGGAACTGGTGAAAAAGCTGGAGAGTTCTTGCCTGTTCCTGATTTTGCCCCAGAACCGCAGACAAGATTTGGTCAGCTATTTGACATTCCCGGAATTGCAGAGAGTGCCGCAAGAGGCGCTCGGCTAGTGACGGGCGCGCCTGCTATAGTGACTAAATCTCTTGGAGATATTTTATCATCTCCTACAGAGAGCGCCATACAAGATGAAATAAAAAGAGTGGAGAGCGAGCTTTCTCCTTTTCGAGAAGAGTTACGCAGAAAAAAAGCCGCTGCGCAAGCAGGCATGTCTACAACTCCTGGTCTAGGCTCTTTCACTACTGCGGGAGGTCAAGAAACCCGTGACCAAGTAGACCCTACACAATCTCAATCTGGTCAAACTGACATCGGCATTGATGATGAGCAGGAAGCGGATGCCGCTGGCGCACAATCTGTAGAAACACCAGAAGCTGCAACAGAAGATATTATACGAACAAGTGTTCAGGATTATCTGAGCATGACGGGTAAAGAATCAAAAGCCAAGACGACTGAGGAATACATAAAAGAGTTCGCAGACGCTACTGGATTGGACGTTTCTGGCAAGCCTGACAAAAGCACAGCGCTTATGACCTTTGGATTGGCGCTTATGCAGAACAAGGCTGGCAAAGGCTTTGATGTGGGTAAGATGCTTGGCTCCGTAGGTGAAGCAGGCGAGAAAGCTATGCCTGCCTTTGAAAAGGCCAAGTCTGAGGCGCGTGCATTGCGTGCTAAAGCTGGTGAGTATGCTTTAGGTAGAACCAAAGAAGACCAGGCGAAAGCTCAACAGCGCGAAAACTTCTACATTATACCAAAGGGCAAGTTGGGTGGCCCATTGGGGGTTGTTGACGCGATTACCAAAGGTAGAGGAGAGTTTGCTCGCCTTAATTCTTTTGAGTTGAATGACTTAGATACAAACGAAGAGTTTAATCAGAACTTTGAAATTGTTAGAGCTTCTGACTATACAGACCTAGCAAAAGAGGCGCTCAAAACCCCAGAGGCAAAAGACAAATATCTTGGAACTTCCACTGATGTCCCTCTGTACAGTGGCTCTAAGCTAGAACTTAAAGTGCAGCTTCCAGACAGAAATGTAAGCTCTGATGCTGAAGCTGTTTTACTTACACCAGTTAGCGCCGCTATTAATCAAATTAATAGCATGGAAAAAGGAATGATTCGTGGTGAGCAAACCTTTTCAAAGCTAACTGGCTTACTGCAACAAACAGATATTAGCGTACCATCACAAGCTAGAAGCGCGGTTGTTCAAACATTAAGAAACTTTGGCCTCGATGCGGGTGGAGAGACAGACCCTGTAAAACAAATTAAGGTTATGCTCACAAAGCTAAAGGCTAAGAATGCTGCTGAAATTCTTGGTGAATCAGGAAAAACACTTTCTGATAATGACCGTAGAATGGTTTCTGAAATCGTTGGTGATATTTCGTTTACAGAAGGTGATGAGGGGCTGTTGCTTGAAAAACTGGGCTCTTTATATGAAGATATTATTGGCACAAGACGAAGCGAAATAAACGAAGCGTACAGAAATCTTGAAAGTTACGGTGTTGATTTTAACCGTGGCAACTCTGGTCAAACAGGTACTGGCTTCGCGCTTGGAGATGACGGAATATACCGTAGAGCAAAGCAAAAGTAGGACATCAACATGGGAATTATAAAAGTAGAAACTCCTGATGGAATTGTCCAGGTTGAGATTGAGGGCGATGCACCAACTCAGCAAGAGTCTGAGTTAATAGAACAACAGTTTTTTGGCGCGTCTAAACCCTTCTTACCAGAACGAACATTTCAAGACCTGATGGCGGAAACAAAAACAAAGTCAGAGGATGAGGGCTTTGACTACAAAACTGGCGCGACATCTGGCATTCGTGCGCTTGTATCTTTTGGCGAAACCGCAGAAGAGCAAGAGGCCATACTTCTTAAAAATGTTGGAGAAAGTGGGTACACCAAAGACTCTCGCGGTAGACTAGCGCTTACGCCAGAAGGGCAACGCTCAGTAGGCATGAAGCCTAGTGACAAGAACGTCATACTGGAGGATGAAGGCTTCTCTGCTGGCGATTTTGCTGACCTTGCTGGTATATTGCCAGAATCCATAGGCTCGGTAGCGGGCGCGATTATAGGCGCCCCTGGCATCGTAACTGGTGCCGCAGGAGCGGCGGCTGGTGCAGCGGCAGGACAAGCATTTGAGGAGGGCATTGAAAGCCTCCTTGGCGTGCAAAAGCAAACATTACCCGAAGTGGGTAAAGATATTGCTGGAGAGGCTCTGTTAGCTGGAACCGTGGACTTAGTTGGCATGGGTGTGTTTCGTGCTGGAAAAGCCCTTATTGGTGGAGCGGCTGGCAAAATGTCTGGAGAGGCGGCAGATGCCGCAAGAGGTGCGCGTCTTGTAGACGAGGGCTACATGCCTAGCTTAGAGCGCCTTGGCGCACCTACAGCCATAGGATATTCGCAAAAGTTTGCTGAAGGAGCTACAAAAGACGCAACGAGAGTAATAAACAATACTAGCGTAGCTGTAGCCAAGCGAGATGAATTATTGCAAAACCTTGCGACTCTAGAGCAAGCTGGCGGCGCTTTTGCGGATGCAACAAGCGTGTCTTATAAAATGCTTGATGACACCGTGAAAGAAGCCCAACAAGCTTCCATGAAGGCCGTAAAAGACAGTGTTGACCTTTTGGAGCGCGGTGCTGCGGAGGGCGTAGACATTAATAATGAAGTTCTGGGTGAAATAACAAAAGCCTTTTCGACCTTTCAAGATGTTGCCACTGGTCAATTTAGATTAATGGATGACATGCTCGGCAGACTCAGCTTTACTGATGCTGTTGAGGGTGTAGTAAAAGAGGGCGGCAAGGCTAGAATCATCCCGACAAACGCAATTAGAGGCGCTACAGACCAGTTAGAAGCGAGCATTGGTTCTCTTAGAATGCTTGACGATGATGTAAGAAAAACCATTATGGGTATTAGGTCTCTCGATGAGTATGCCTCTTTTGAGCAATTAGCCAATCAAAGAAAGTTTATTAACGACCTAATATTTTCAGGTAAAGAGCTTACACGCACACAAGCAGACCAGTTGTTTAAGCTAAGAGAAGCATTTGATTCTGCTTTGGATAGTGTAAATTTAAATCAGATAAAGGGTCTGGCTCCTGGTCAAAACTCTCAGTTGCGTGCGATTGCCAACCAAAGAGAGCGTGCTATCAATCAATATAGAGAGGGAATGAAGCGCTTCGATGACGTAGAAAAGTTTGGTGTTGTGCGTAGTATCAAAGCCGCTTCAAAAGACCCGCGATTTAACGCAGACCAGTTCTTCCAGAAAGTTATCAGAAAGAACTCTCCTGAGAGGCTGAAAGCTGTTCTAAATGCAGTTGATGACAAAGAATATGTTCGCTCTGCGCTTGCTAAGTCATATTTGAATGATGCATTGTCCCGCACTGGTGTTGACCTTATGAACCCGAATCAGTTCAACGGTGTTGCTTTCAGGAACCAAATACATGCTCTGGGAACAACAGGCAAAGAATTGTTCGGAAATCAGTGGGGGCAGGTTAAAAAACTTTCTGATACTATAGCGCAAGTAGGCCCAGCAAGAATGCCGCAAGAAGCTGTGGACAATATTCTTAGAATCGGTGCTGACAAGCCTATTATGGATAGCGTAAAAAAGCTTTCAGAGGCGCGCCGCGCATTTGATGAAGCGAACAAAATTAAAGTTGTTCGTGAATTCAATGAAGGTATTCTTAATCCAGAAGACGCCGCTCAGTACATAACCAGACCCGGAACAAATCTATCTGAAGTTGGTCGCATACAAAACTTCTTCAAGTCAGACCCAGAAGCCTTGCAAACAATCAAAGAGTCGGTCATGCGTGACCTATTATCAAGTGTCGGGGATGACATATTTACATCTCCTGCTTCTGCTGCCATTCTTAAAAGAAATATGGACAAGTACAGAGATGGCGTTCTGGAAAAGATATTAGGCAAAGAGTCATACAATATGCTTGATGAGTTTGCTAAAGACATGATTTATTTGGGAGACGTTGGTAAAGAGGGGAGCATTTACGCCGCCACCTTTGCGGCTCACCCTATAGCAAAAATGCGTGATAACTTACGCATGAAAACAACTGCCAAAGTTTTTGCCAGCCCTAAAGTTCTTGCTATGTATGCAAAAAAAGGTCAAGGAGCGCCCAATCAAAGAGTTGGTGGCATAATGAACTCTGTGGGTAACGCTATGAACGTAGTAGGTGCTGGGCGTCAGTTTGGCGCACAAGCATTTGCTGAACAAGTTGGACAAACTGGCAGAGAAGTTGGTAGACTGATTCAGGCGCCACAGCCTACAGAACCGAACAAAAGTTCGTCTTTAGCGAGCGTAACCCCCGTAACACCAGGCGCTGCACAGTTCTACGGAATACCACAGCAGGCGTCACAACCAAGCATACGTCAACAAGCTGCGACCAATCCTGGCATAGCGCAGGCTTTAGGTATTCGCGGCGCAACAGCAGGACTGTTAGGAAACCCATAAAATGAAATCTACAACTATAGACCAGCTACGTCAGGAGCTTGCTTCTGATGAAGGCTGTAAATACGAAATATATTTGGATCACTTGAATTTGCCGACCTTCGGCATTGGCCACTTGATTAAAAAATCTGACCCTGAGTACGGCAAGCCTGTCGGCACAGTCATCGAGCAAGAGCGGGTAGACAATGTGTTTAAGTTAGACATTGCCGTCACCCTTGAAGATTGTCACCGCCTATACCCAGAATGGGATGATTTGCCAGAAGAGTGTCAGCTTATTATTGCGAACATGATGTTCAACCTTGGCTATCCGCGCCTGTCAAAATTTAAAGGCATGAAGGCTGGCGTAGACGCAAGAGAGTTTAACTCCGCAGCGGACGAGATGGTCGATTCCAAGTGGTATACGCAAGTCCCAAACCGCGCACGGCGGTTAGTTTCGCGCATGAGAGCATTGGCAAATGATTCCGAAAGTTAGTGCACCGACAAGGCCAGTGCCAATGAAAAAACACTGTCGCCGTTGCCCGCGTTGTAGCGAGCCACTAAAGACAGTGTATGTGCATGGTCATACGCAGTGCGTTAATTGTGATTGTATCATTGACGATTGTTGTCAAGGAGAAACCTGTCAGGCCGCTCCAGAATCATCATAATCACAACGCCATGCAATTGGCTTGTAAGGAAACTCATAATCTTTAAAGATTAAAATAGACTCCTTCTTTATTTCTTTTGTGCGCTTTTTACAAATTGACATGTTATTATATGGCCCCCAATTATCTTTTAACTCAAAGCAATGACCATCATGCCCCTGTCCTAAAACAGCGCACACAACCACAATAGCTGTATACATTTAATTTTCCAATTCTACCAAAATTTCTAACTCATTATGTCTGGGAGTAAGCATTTCTAGTTTGCAAACAGGACAAATCATAGAATCCTCTTCTAACCCGTCAGACTTAAAATTCATTTTGCTCTCACATTTAGGGCAAAGTCCATTTGATATAAACTTAGCCATAGTTCCGTCACCTTCTTGCATCATAGGATGTCTTCCTAGAAAGTTGCTCTATATAAATATTTAGGTCATACTATATGAACATTGTCAAGAAATAAATTTCACACTTTCCAACGGGGGGAAGATGCTGAACAATTTCGAAGCTGGTAAGCTTGGCGAACATATATGTATGACCCACCTTATGAAATTAGGTTACTCATGTCAGATTATTAATCTTGATACAGTTGATATCGTAATTAATTATCAAGAAACTTTTCTGCGGATTCAGGTCAAGTCAAGTATATTAAAGGGTAGAGGCAGTGGCATGACGCGCCACATGGGGTATCAATTTGCCACATCTCACAGTGGCAAAAAAAAACCTTTAACAAAAGAACATTGCGACATAGTAGCGTTTGTTGCCATTGAGCCAGAAAGAGTTTTTTTTAAGCCAATAGAATGTTTAAAAGGTCAAGTCACAAAACGCATATCACCAATAAAGTTTAACAAAGATGATTTGGAGCGGCGGTCTTTGCAATATTGTTTAGACCGCCTTTTTTTGTCCAACTGAAGCTATCCCTCCTATAGAGGAGTTTTCACCGTATTTTTCTTGATACGCTTTACTAACAAGAAAACCTATTTGTTGTCTGATATTACGGTGCTCATCCTCCGACATTTTCTTTAATTTATTATATGTTTTCATATCAACACCAATTGATTTATGATTTATTGCAGGCATGACTTACTCCAATGAAAGGGCAACAAACAATGCCATATCCTAACAGATTTTATGGTAAACGCAACAAATTCGGCGCCAAAAAAACAGAGTTCATGGGGATGAAGTTTGATAGCAAGTGGGAGGCAGAGCGTTACGGTCAATTATGGAAAATGCAAGAGAATGAGAAGATAAGAGACTTAGACAGGCAAGTGCGGTTTAATATTGTTATTAATGAACAAAAAATATGCTCTTACATAGCCGACTACACTTATTACAAGCCCAATGAAGATGGTGTAGATGAATTTATTGTAGAAGACGCAAAGGGCGTAGAAACTGATGTTTTCCGCTTAAAAAAGAAACTTATGCTAGCAGTAAACAATATTGATATAAAAATTTCTAAAAAATAATACTTGCAATGTAGAAAAAGATTTCCTAGATTGTTTCTAACGACAACATTTATGGAGGTCAAAATGACAGATATGTTATCTGTATCATCCTCTTCACTGTCTGAGCTTGATATCTTTAAGAAAGAACTTGAGCAGACAATTTTAGAGGCGCAAGAAAAGGTTAAGCTCATTAAGAGCGAAATCGAGTCAAGGTACCTTGAGAGGGCTCAAGACAAGCTACGTCAAGAGGGCAAGGACTTCGGCAGCGTTACCGTTAATGATAATGGTTACAAGGTCAAAGTTAATCTTCGTAAGCGCGTAGAATGGGAACCCGGTATTCTCGTTAAAGTGCTGAATAGCATGGATGAAGATACCGCCCGTCACTATGTAGACGTTAAATACACTATTCCAGAAGCAAAATTTAATGCGGCACCGCCAGAGATTAAGGGAGTTCTGAGCGAGGCTCGTACTGTACATTTGCAAGGTGTAAGTGTGGATTTAGAGAGGGATGATAATGCTTAATATCATTACAGCAGAGCAAAGGCTCAAAGAAAAGAAAGGCCACAAGATGGTTGTTTGTGGTCAATCAGGGGTAGGCAAGACTTCTCTTGCTCGTACCCTTGACCCATCCAAAACCCTGTTCATGGACTTAGAAGCGGGTGATGCGGCTATCGAAGGTGTAGCTATTGATGTTATCCGTCCGCGAACGTGGCAAGAGTGCCGCGACTTTGCGGTTTTCTTGGGCGGGGCAAACCCATCGTTAGGTGAAGAAGCTACATATAGTCAGGCACATTATGAATATGTATGCCAGACATATGGCGACCCAGTAGAGATATTGTCTAAATATGACACTATCTTTGTTGACTCTATTACAGTAGCTGGACGTTTGTGTTTTACGCACTGCCAGAACCAGCCTGAGTGTAAATCAGAAAGAACTGGCAAGCTAGACACTCGCGCCGCATATGGTATGCAGGGCAGGGAAATGATGGGGTGGCTATCGCACCTTCAACATATTCGTGACAAGAATGTTATTTTTGTTGGCATTCTTGACGAAAAAGTTGATGATTATGGGCGGCAGACTTATGAGTTGCAAATTGAAGGCGCTAAAACAGGTCGTGAATTGCCCGGAATTGTTGACGAAGTTATCACGATGGCAATCATGCCTGATGATAGCGGAGCGCCTTATCGCGCTTTTGTTTGTCAGACACTGAACCAGTGGGGATACCCTGCCAAGGACAGGTCTGGTAGACTAGACCTTCTAGAAGAACCACACTTAGGAAGGCTTCTAGAAAAAATGTCAGGCGGCAAGCCTCAAGCTGAACGCCCGATGAATTTTGTAAACCCAAGTGAAATTAAAGTAGAGGACGAAACCAATGCTTAATCTAAACGAAGTACCCGTATCAAGCGGAAGCAATGAGCCATTAACACTTATTCCTGATGGCACCATTGTCAGAGGCGTCTTGATGTTTCAAGGCGGCGACCAAATGATGCCTGAGTTTTCTCAGAGCGCCATGTTCTTTAAAAAGTCAGCGCATACCAGCGCAGTATGGATGCCAATCGAAATGACTATTGTTGGAGGTCAATACGACAAGCGTAAGGTCTGGCAGAATATTTTTGTTCATGGCGATGCTATTGACGAATCTACTGGCGTATCAAAGGCTCGTATGATTGGCCTTGATACAATCAGGAAGATTGTCAACAGTGGTCACAATCTAAACGCAAACGATATGTCACCAGAAGCACAGGCCAAACGTCAAATCAATGGCGTTGAGGATTTGCAGGGTTTAGAAGTTTGTTTTGTGGTTGGTATCGAGAAATCGAATGACCCACAGTATGCAGACAAGAATAGAATTAAAACTTTCTTGTCACCAGACAGTAAGGACTTTGTTGCACCAAATGGCTCTGGAGGCGCCTCTGCGGGCTCACCATTGTCACCTATGCCACCGCAGGTGCAACAGGCCATGAATGCGCAGATGCCAGCCCAACAGGCTCAGAGCGGCGTTACGCCAGCTTGGGCACAGAAATAGTCGGTACTGTAGTTCAAGTATCTTGAGCAGGTATTGATTAGGGAAGAGCCCATAGTTCCTGGTGCGTACTAGGGCACAAAAAACGGGGGCTCGGCTCTTCCCGACAACAATTTAAAGGCATACTAACGGCATCCATAAATGGTCGTTAGCTGGTTTGGGTGGCACCAGTGCCGTAAAGCCACCCACCTTATTAACGAAAGGAAGGGAAGTAAAATGCGTAATGCAAAGAAAGTGATTGAAGATATTCGTGAAAGATTAGATGCTCTGGAAGCAATTCTAGAAAATAACGAAGCATCTAAGAAAATTCCAAATAACGCTATGGGTACTTTTAACTTGCTGAAGAAGGGCAAATTTTCTGTTTTATCTTTGGCGAAGAAGCTAAACAAGTCTGAAGGAAGTATTTACACAGAAATGTGGAGCATCCGTAAGGCTGGTTATGCTTTGGGTAAAGAGTACAACAAACGCAAGCGTCTACACGAATATCGGCTGGACAAATGATGCTAAAGCATGTTGATTTATGTTCTGGGGTCGGGGGTTTTGCCCTCGGCTTCAAATGGGCGGGTTTATCTAAGCCCGTCCTTTTTTGTGACATCGAGCCGTGGTGCAGAAAGTTACTTGCACAAAACTTTCCTAACGTACCTATCGCTGATGATGTTAAGGAGATAGCAAATGACCCAAAAAGATTTATTCCAGAACCCATCGGAATCCTCACCGCAGGATATCCGTGTCAACCATTTAGTCAAGCCGGGGCAAGGAGAGGAGAAGCGGACCCTCGCCACATCTTCCCGCACATCGTTAGAATTGTTGCACAAACAAGACCGACTTTTACCGTTTTCGAAAATGTTTATGGACACATCTCTATGGGGCTGGACAACGTACTCCATGCAATGGAAGGCGAAGGTTACACCGTCAAACCGTTTGTTGTTCCAGCTAGCGGTGTCGGCGCCCGCCACAAGCGCGACCGAATCTGGATATTGGGCTACGCCGAACACGATGGACCACTTGCCGCAGAGGTCGCCAGAGGCTCTTTTAAAGCAAGCGACACAGGCAAGGAAGGGTCGCACCAGACCAGCAAACTTGAGGGAGCAAGTAGACCCGAACACAGTAGAGATGTGGAACAAGGCACAGGAACCGAAGATGTGGGCAACGCCGCGCACAACGGATGTAACGGGCGGTCCGAGGCAGTTGGACGAAAAGGGTCGCAGGGTGAGCAAGAGCAACCCCAACCTGAAGTTCGGGGCGAACTTAGCCGACCAAGTGAAGATGTGGCCTACACCCAGAGCATCGGAGTACAAGGATACAGGTCCAGTGGGGAGCAAATCGCATACTCACATGAAGGACAAAAAATATCTTTGTGCAGCAGTGAAAGAAACAGCGCAACCCAGTGGGAAACTGAACCCTGCTTGGACAGAGTGGTTGATGGGGTATCCAATCGGGTGGACAGAATTAAAGGATTAGGAAATGCTATTGTGCCACAGGTAGCAATGAATATAGGATTATGTATTAAAGGGATGATTGAAAAATCATAAAAGTCTGTATTGTCAATTATAATTTATATGACTTTGTTAGGAGAAAATACATGCCTAAAGAAGAACTTTTACAACGGAAAAAGAAAGAAGAGTCTAATCGAAAGTTAGCTGAATGGGACGCAATGATACCTGATGGCGCGTTTCAAGATGCGAACATTTCTGAAAACCTAACAAGCAGACATATAGATAAAACAGAATATAAAAAACATATAGGAACCAGTTCTCTGGAGCGGTGTCGTGAGAGTTGAAATTGACGTGGTTTTATTCTTTTCTAATAAGCCTATGAAAAAGATAAATGGGTTTTTGAAGGTAAGCGATGGCGCGGATGATGATGATGTTCTTGATGAAATGGCTGGGTTTATTGAAAAAATTACAGAAGAATATATGACAGAATTTACAACAGGGGTGGCTAACTTAATTTTAAGAGGTGATGAATTGTTTCAGGTTTCATTTGCCAATCCTAAGAAACAACCTGGAACGGAGGGCAAAAATTTATGCAATATAATAATACCAGACGAAATAATAGTGCATTAAAAGATGTAGGTGACTGTTTTCAAACTATAGGCTGGCACAAAAGGTTATGCGACCTACAGGAACATGAAGTATTGGGCTTGATAGCCGTTATACAAAAAGCGAGAGATTTGACAGATGACTATACAGAACAGGGCGCTCTTGAATTTGAACAGAGTGTCACCAATGCTAACGAACCCTTCCCTGATGACGAAATTCCATTCTGATGCAATAGAGCTTATATCTTATGAAATAGACAAAGCATTGTGCGAACAGAATGACGCGCAACCAAAGCGAACATATCTTGGTGGTTCATCATTGGGTAGCGCTTGCGCTCGTCAGGTTCAGTACAGATACATGCAAGTAAAGCCCGATGAAGACAGAATGTTTTCTGCTCGAACCTTGCGTATATTTGATATGGGTCATTTTATAGAAGACTTGATGGCTAAATATATTCGGGATGCGGGATTTGAGTTAAAGACGCACGGCTCTGATGGTAAGCAATTCGGGTTTTCCGTAGCGGACAATCAAATAAAAGGACATATAGATGGGGTAATATGTTCGGGTCCAGTAGCTATAGACTACCCAATGTTATGGGAATGTAAATCAGCGAACACCAGGAAGTTCTCCGAATTTGTTCGTAAAGGTGTAGCAGGGGCAAACCCTGTTTACGCTGCTCAGATAGCTCTGTATCAAGCATATATGGATTTAAATGAAAACCCCGCACTGTTTACAGTGTTAAATAAAGATACCAGCGAAATATATTATGAGCTTGTTCCGTTTGATAGGGAGCTTGCTCAACGTGTTAGCGATAAGGGTGTAGATATATTAAAAGCAACAAAAGCAAACGAAATATTACCGCGTGTTGCCGTTAATTCAGATTATTTCGCTTGCAAATATTGTGAGTTTCGTCAAACTTGTTGGTCATAGAAAAAGAGGCCGCTCGCAAGCGACCCCTTTAAGTGAGAACGAAATCAGAAAAAGGAAACAATCAGACTTCAGGATACAATATAATGAGTGTTATACGTTTTGACAATACTAAATCTAGTACCGCGCACGAATTAGTACAAAAGATAAGTGATGAGGTTCCGCGCTCCGTACAGGTAGATATTCTTAGAGAGACATATCCGAATGGTAAAATTCGAGGGCATGATTTCTATATCGGTTCACTGGCAGGGGAAGCTGGTGAAAGTTTAAAGATTGATATTAATCCCAGTAGTCCGCACTTTATGCGTGGTCAGGACTTTAACGGTGGTGAAGGCATCGGTGGGATTGTAAAGATTTTAATGGAAGCTCGCGGAATGCGGCTGCCAGAGATAAAAGATTTGTTCGGGTCATATATATCAGAAGAATCACGCGCACCTGTAAGAGAGCCGTCTTGGAAAATGCCCAATGGTGGTCTTAACCTGAACAATTTGCCAATAACTCCTGGGACGGCGCCAGAAAAGGTTCGCATTGATGTGAATACTGAGCATAACGGGCAGTGGGATTATATCAGTCGGGATGGGGAGGTGCTGGTTACAGTGCGCCGCTACGACATTGACGGCAAGAAAGAATTTCGCCCGTGGATTCCTGGCTCGCCTTATCCAAAAGCGCCTGATGTACGCCCCTTGTACAATATACCGAACATATTAAACGAACAGCAGATCGTATGGGTAGAAGGTGAGAAGTGCGCTCAAGCCTTAATTGATTCGGGTATCACGGCTACATGTACTTTAGGCGGGGCAGGTGCGCTAACAAGAAAGAACGCAGATAAGTTCGACTTTACGCCACTTAGGGGTAAAGACCTTGTTATTTGGCCTGACAATGATGATGCTGGCAGGAGGCTCGCTGAAATTGTTCGGGAAGTAGCGCTGGACTCTGACGCTAACTCAGTAACAATACTGCAAAACCCTCAAGGCAAGCCACCCAAATGGGACGCGGCTGACGCAATTAATGAAGGTTTTGATGTAAAAGATTTTCTTAAAAGCGCGGTGGGCACGACAAGAAGAAGCATAAATTTATTAGATGATAGCTTGCTTGTGTCACGATTTACTGGTTCTGCGCCAATTCAACATTTCTTGGTTGACGGTACATTTCCGTTAGGTGTTCCTATCATCTTTGCCGCTGCAGGAGATGCTGGTAAAGGCATGATGACCCTAGATTTAGCGATGAAAGTAGCCGCAGGCAAACCAATGTCTAACGCCTTTGGTGGTGTAGTAAAAGAGTTCGGGGATGTTGTTATCTTTACAGCAGAAGATGATGAATCGGAAATGCACAGGCGTATTGAGCGTCTTGATGAGGCGGGTCACAGATTCGATTACCCGAACAAGTTGCATGTTGTACCCCTGCCAAACGTAGGCGGTGTGTTTCCTATACTACGAGAGAATATGGGCGACTACAGCGAGACGGATGAGTTCAAGAAGATATACGAACAAATTATCCAGCTCGGAAATATAAAGCTCATTGTGTTTGACCCATTGGCATCATTCGTACATGCGGATGTAAATGCTGACCCTGCGGCGGGTGCGGCTTTAACAGGGCTATTAGCTCGCGTGGCAACCGAAACAGG